ATCTTAAAATGACTACACAAAAAGACACATCTTCAGAACCAGTTATAACTCGTGTAGAGGTTATTGGTAAAGAAGGTAGACTACTTGTGAAGTACGTTGAAAGTGCTACCATTAGTATGCAAGACGAAGGAAGAACATTAAAGGTGTTTTTAAAGGAATAAACACAAAATAAGTGTTGACATTCGTTCTTAAATGATATATAATAGTCTTATCAAATCAAATAATACTTAAATCAAAGGAAAACTATATTATGGCACATGAACTTGAAATGGTAAACGGCGAAGCTTCAATGGCTTATCGCGCAAGCAAGGGTCTACCTTGGCACGGTCTTGGTACTCCGGTATCAGACGATATGACTCCTCGTGAAATGCAGATCGCTGCAGGACTCGACTGGGAAGTAGAAAAAATCGATACATTGTTTCGTCATAAAGGCGACATGTATCCTACAGGACAACAAGCTTTGGTACGTTCTACCGACAGCAAAGTGTTAACACATGTAGGTAAAAACTGGAATCCAGTGCAAAACTCCGAAGCTTTTGACTTCTTTACAGATTTTGTAAAAGCCGGTGATATGCAAATGGACACTGCTGGATCTTTAAAAGATGGTCAGATTGTTTGGGCGTTAGCTGACGTAAAAGACGGCTTCACTCTATTCAACGGTGACGAAGTTAAAGGTTACATGCTCTTTTCTAATCCACACCAATACGGCAAAGCTATCGACATCAAGTTCGTAATGGAACGAGTTGTTTGTAACAATACTTTGGCAGTGGCTCTTAACGAAAGAAACCAACCATCTGTTCGAATGAATCACCGCTCAGTCTTTGACGCTAGCAAAGTTAAAGAAATTCTTGGTTTGTCTCACAACAAAGTTGAGAAATTCAAAGAAGCAGCTGAGTTCTTGGGTTCTAAGCAATACCAACGTGCTGATCTTGAGCGCTTCTTTGGTAAAATCTTTGGTGAGTCTTCTCGTGAAGATAAAGTCTTATCACGGACTGCAGAGCAAGCGATGGAATTCGTTGAAAACCAACCTGGTGATCACTTCCGTCCTGGATCGTGGTGGAATGCATATAACGCAGTAACTTATATGACTGACCACAAAGTTGGCCGTACTGCAGATGCTCGTATGACTGCAGCATGGTTCGGTAGTAACGCTAAGAAAAAAGTTGATGCACTAGACTTCGCTTTGGAACTGGCAGACGCTTAAGTTCAACAGGGGTAGCCGCAATGGCTACCCTTTTTTTATAGAAAGGAGAAACACATGGCTCGAGAAGAAAACACGACCCAGTCTGAGATTGACGAATGGCTTGCGAAAGGCAATAAGATCACGTATCTTAAAGCGTTTGCAAAAACTGCGCCAGAAAATATCGAATACATGCATAAGCGTAGGCCCGCAGATAAAAAGCCTAAAAAGGAGAAGTAATGAAAATACTCATTTTTGGCTTGCCAGGAAGCGGCAAAACTACTTTAGCAAAACCTTTAGCAGAGCTACTTGGTGGCATTCACATCAACGCTGACGAAGTTCGTACTGAATACGACGACTGGGATTTTAGTGTTGATGGCCGTATGCGTCAAGCTCATCGTATGCGTCATTTAAGTGATGGTGTAGTTAAAGCTGGAGCTCTTGCAGTAACTGATTTTGTTTGTCCTACTGAAGAAGCACGGCTAGCATTTAATCCAGACTTTACCGTTTGGATGGATACTATCAAATCAGGACGATATGAAGATACAAACAACATCTTTGTACCTCCTACACAATGTGATTATCACGTTAAAGAATGGTTTGATGATACACATCAAAAATTGATGGAAGTTGTATCAGTGTGGATGCAAAGATCTAAGAGGTTTCATTAATGTCTGAATCAGTAAGTAAAATTAGGCATTTGACAAAAGCCGTAACTTGGCGTATAATAGCTAGTATAACCACAGCATCAATTGCTTTTTATTTTGGCTTACCACCTAAAGCAGTAGGAATGGTGTTTGCGGCAGATATAGTAATAAAGTTCGTTCTATACTATGGTCACGAAAGATTGTGGTATAAGTATATTAGAATAGGATTGAAAGGAAAATAACTACATGATTAACACGTTTGACTATCAGAAGCCCACAGCTCAAATGCTAGGGCGTTGGCAACCTTGGCATCCTGGTCATACAGCCCTTTTTAAGAAGGCCTTAGAAGTGACTGGACAGGTCGCTATAATGGTAAGAGATGTACATAACATTAACGGCGATGCTGGTGCTGGGCGTACGGCGGAACAAACAGATAATCCTTTTGGTGAAATATCAGTTATAGAACAGATTGAAAGCAATTTAGCTAACGAAGGTTATTATAATGGTGATCAATATATTATTATCTGCGTTCCTAATATTGTGGATATTAGCTATGGTCGAGGTGTTGGTTATACTTTTACCGAACACGACTTGGGCAAAGATATTCATGAAATCTCGGCAACAAAAATCAGGGCCCAGCTTAGAGAAGATGGGAAACTATAAAATGAGGAGTAAAAAATGAGTGACGAAACACTACCAACAATCATTACCGAAAAGAATAGACAGCAAATTCAGAATGCTCTGAAGGAAATGTCTAACTCTATGGTAAGAATTGAAGCAGAAAAAGACCATATGAAAGCAATTGCTGAGAAAATTCTCGAAGATTGTTTAGTACCAAAGAAAGACTTTAATAAGCTTGCACGTATCTATCATGCATCTAACTTAGCTCAAGAGGCTGCAAAAAGCGAAGAGTTTATGCAGTTTGCTGAAGCAGTTATGGAACCGTTGCAGCTCGGCAAAGACTAATATCTTTGTCTGTGATAAATAAAGGGGAGGGCAATAGCTCTCCCTTTTTTGTTTAGTTATGGAGCTCCTGATGAAAAGCCAATATGAATATCGTATTCAATACGAACAACAATATGTTCAAGAAGAAACGATCCCAACTTTAAACACTCCTGAAGATTGTCACAAATATGCTATGTTCGTTAAGGGCAATGAGCATTTTGACAATGGTCGCACGTATGTGTTTAAAGATGATTTTGGTAAATACGTATCTACTTTTGTAAGTCAGTATTCTGATATTATAGAAAAGAACTTAGAACCAGGAGTTAGAGATGCAGTGCTAGCCTTACAAGAAAGAGGTTATCTAACATTTACATCTTGTCAAGGTCATGCAGATTCAAAGCATCGATATGTTGGTGTAGTATTTAATAATCCAGCACAAAAAGGTCAGTTCATACATGAAATGAAAGCCCTGAACTGTGATATTCATTGGTATGATAATACTATTAATTCAGTAGAACGACCCTGCCAGAACGTACCGTGGTGGGCAGAAGGTGGTATAACTTTACACATAGTCTATGACGATCATAACTTTGATAATGCTTCTCAAATGGAAAGACGTGAAAAGCCATATACAGATGAAGAACTAACTAAGTTCTGGAACATTCAGATGTGGCGTAATTACAAACATTACGAATGTATCGTATTCTCGTTTGGGTATCCTATGGTAGAAAAATCTATGTGGGAAAGAATCAGTAAATACTTTTTCTATAAGCAGAATAAAGTTCAAGACGCTTATAACGACTTCCTATCTAAAGTACACAATCTATCAGATTACCTCGGATAAAAAAAGGGGCCCCGAAGGACCCCTAAATTCTATTCTAACAATTGGGATAGTTGACCTACCCTTCTTATTATATATCGTTCAAACTTAGAATAAGTTTGCGATACCCACTCTGCGGTAGTATACGTTGGTATTGGCAGTAAGTGCGCCAGAACCTTGTGTTCCACCTTGTGCATATGGATTCGATACCATGCCATAACGGGTTTTAAATCCGATTTTTGGCTGGAAGCTGTTCTCACCAACCGCACGAACCATTTGTAATGGTACGTATGGGCAATAGAAGATACCTGCATCGAAAGATGAAGAACCTTTATAGCCTACTACGAGGTAGTTAGAACCAGCATATGGATCGATATATACTTTGTAGCGACCGTTAAGTACACCAGCGAAAGTATTACCAGTATCATCTACTGTAAGTGAGTTGCTGTTTAGAGCAGGTGTGTAGTCAAGAACACCGGCCATTTGCAATGCAGAAGCTACGTCTGAAGAACAAATTACGATGTTACCTTTACCACGACGAGTAGCTTTAGCAATAGCGTTAGCTTCTTGCTCGATCTGGAACATAAGACCTTTAAACTTCTCTACTGACCAGCGACCGTTAGCATCAACATCTAAGTCGAATGTACCAGCGACTGCTGTTGCAGCTGCACCAGCTACTGCGTTTGTGTAGATTGTACGAACTAATTCACGGTTGATTTCAACTAAGATTTCAGACTGTAGAATGTTTGCTAGTTCTGTTTCAGCATCTAGACCGTGAACGGCTTTAAGATCCTGTGCAAGCTCAGTAGTGTACTCAGCTTTTAGCGCTCTAGACTTAGCAGCAACGGTTACTTTCTCGATTGAGAAGGCCATTTCTGCAAAGCTTGTTCCGCCACCGTCACCAAGAGCTTCAGCTGCTGCTGTGCCCATGCCAGTACCTGTAGTAGGTGAAGCATGTGGTAAGGATTGTGCGTGTGTACCAGTACCAGAGAAGTCAGTATCAGCTTCGTTATAGAAAGCTTCGCCGCCAGCTTGGTTAGTGTACGTTGAACGCATTGCGAAGATAAGACCAGTTGGTCCTGTCATCGGCTGAACACCAGCAATATCGTATGCCATTAAGTTAGGCATTGCACGACGTACTAATGAGATTAATACTGGATCATAACCAGCAGTTGGTCCAGCAGCAGTTGAAGCTGAGCCGAAGCCGCCATCGCCTGTTACTGTTGTTTCACTTAGAAGACCTGTCATAGAAGCGGAGATGTCCCCGGATTCCATTAAAGCCCTTTCGGTGTTTTCAAGAATTGTAGCTGTTACGCTTTTCTTGTGATTGTCTGCAATTGGTGAAAAAGAATCGTGCTCAAGAATTGGGCCCCACTTCTCCACAAGCGCTTGATAGTTTGACTGTGCCATAATTGTCTATCTCCTTGTTTAAATAAGTTCTATCTGGATCTATTTATATAAATTAATATTTTGGGTTATTTTTGTCTTGCGTTTAGAGACTCAACGAGAGCATTAATTGAAGAGTGTTCGGATGCTGGTTTAGCAACTTTAGTTTCTTCAGTAATGATTTCTTGCTCTTCCTGAACTTCCTCTACTAAAGGAGCTGCTTTCTTAAAGAAAGACTCTTTTAGAGTTGTTAGATCAGATTGGTATTCCGCAATATCTTGTACGTCGAGTTTCTCAGAAAGAACTTTTAATCTTTCACGCTGGGTGATAGTCAAGTCTTCAGTCATTTCATCAAATACTCTGTCAGCATTAAGGGCTGCAATCTGCTTTTGCAAATCAACATTCTCGCTGATTTTTTCATTGGCAGTAGTCTTCAACTCTTCAACTTCTTCTTCAAGCCCAGCAACTACGTCGATAGTTTCATCATCGATTTCAATGTTGTGCTCTTCGAAAAGAGATTTTAGACCAGTCATCAATGACTCAGCCATTTCAACCTTAACGCCGGTTTCAATAGCAAGTTCGTTTTCTTTCATCCACTCTTCTACAACGTAATCGAGATAAGAATCAAGGTTTTCTACGATTTTTTCTACTGCGCTGTCTACTGATTCTTTCATCTCTGTTTCTAGAGCATCAGTTTTTTCCGCAATAATAACATCAGCTTTTGCAGATGCTGCTTCATGAACAGCCGCTTCAAATACTAGCGTTACTTTCGAAGTAAATTCTTCTGAAAGATCCATGCCTTCAAACATAGCTTGGATTGATTCCTCAATCTCAACTACTTCTACTACTGTTTCAGCATCAGCTTCATCAGCTTCTTCTTTAACAGCACCTTGGCCTGGAGTTAATTTGTCAACTTTGTCAGCCGTAGCGTCGACTTTCTTTTTGACATCTGCCTTTTTCTTTTTAATTTCGCCGCCTGCTGGAGTGACGCTATCTGCAACTTCTGCTGCAGGAACCCCATCTCCGCCAGATTTTTCAACGAACTTTTCGTCTAATTCATTTGACATATGTTCTACTCCTTTTAATTGGTTATTCTATATGTTTACTATTTATAAAAAGTTATTTTCTAAGACTTGCCACGAACCGCTCGAATAACGCAGCAGCAGTGCTTTCATCAACACGATGAACGACTCGTCTAACTTCTTTTTCTACTGTCTCTTGAATCTCTTCAATTACTTGTTCAATAGACACATCCTGAGGAAGCCAATTGCCTGAAGCAATATCAAAGAAATATTCTGCATTTTCCATGATACCATTTACGAAACAATTAGGACCAGATGGATCTGTTACAATATCAACAGTAGCTAAATGGAAATCGTTTTGTACTTCCATGATTCCGTCTTTGCTTTGCTTAACAGAACCAAGTCCTCTTGTAGACACTCCAATTAGTACGCCTTCGTCCATAAAGGTTTTTACTATGTTGCCCATTGGGGTGCCAAGAATTTTTGCTTTACCAGTAAAATTAGAACCGTCTTGTTTCATCTCTGTGATAAGGTGCGAAACCCTATCGCCATTGATCGAAGGTCCATCGGGGTGACCTAACTCTCCAAGTGCTCTTTTAGTACTGACAAAATCTTTGTTATAGCGATTCATTTCTTTTTCAAGAACCGCCTTTGGATATATACGGCCATTACGATTCTTAATATCGCCTTGCATGAAGATGCCTTCAATGAAGTACGACTTCTCGCCGGTCTCTTCATTAAGAACGGTATTAACATTACATTCTTCTACAACTTCGGTAATAAGTTTCATTGTGTGCCTCTGTATTATTCTATTATATTTATAATTCTTTTTACTATGCTCTAGCGTCATAATAGTTCTTGTTTAATTCGCCGCGTTCTGCAGTTTCACCTTTTTTTCTGGTCTTAACGTACGTTGTTTGTGCGCTTCCTCCAGTAGGCGTAAATGTTCTGACACCTGCAGCAGTTGTTCCATTGGCATCTGCATAAGTGTCTGCTGCTGTAGCGGCATTATCATATTGCCAAATAGCGTTTGATCCTGGAACATCTACCCAAGCCATTATTACAATGCTTCTCTAGCAAATCCAAGAATTTCATCGAATCCAGATTGATCTTTCATAGCAACCACACCGAGTTTTTTACGGTTATTAGGTGATAAGTCTTTAAACATCTGAGTTAATAAGTCAGCATCTTGCTTTTTAAGAACTACTGATTTGCCATCTTTAAGCTTCATCATTCCAACTTTAAACTTAACATTTTCTGCTAACTCTTTAAGAATAGATTCGTTAGTAATGATTTTATCTTGGCCATTATCATCAGTAATTTTTGGCTTTGCTGTTTTCATAACTGTACGCTTTTTTCCATCTACACCAGTTGTAGTTACAGGCTTTAAAAGTGCAGAATTAGTAGTCTCATCTAATTCTTCGTTATATGAAGCTGCAAGTGGCTTTTTCTTTTTAGCTTTAGCTCTCATCTTCGCAAAGTCTGCACCATCAATATCACCGTCTTTGTCGTGGTCAAGTTCTTTTTGCTTTGGAGAAAGTGCTTCAGCTTTAATATCTTCGTTTTGTCTTTTTAAAACTGCTGCAACTTTTGGATGATCTGAAATGCCAGGCTTCATCTTATTCATTGCCTTAACAGCGCCGGTCATATTGCCGCCTTTATATCTTTTATCAGATGCAATACCAATAGCCATATTAACATGCTTATCAGAATGAGCTGCATCTTCGGTAACTGATTCATGTACTTCAGGGTGAAGCTCTTTAGCATCTTCTGCGCTGTCATAATGCTTAGCTAAATACTTTTGAAGATCTTTCTTTTTGCCACTAGCATCATGAGAATTAT